CCAGATTTGGACAAAATCCCAAAACGTGCGTCGGTTGATATGGTCGCCATGTTAACGCACTCTCCGGATGCCATAAACGAAAAGCCAGAACGTCTGTTCTTGAGATAGGACATACCGTAACACCTGGAGTCTGCAACACATGCGGCCCAGAATATGAAAAAGAGACGGTTGGCCTCTCTAAAATCTGGCTGCCCAACATCAATCTTGGACCACTGCAAGTACATATAATGAGTGCCAGTAATGTAAGTAGGGATACTTTTGTTAAAGTACCAAAAACCTTCTTCTCTACGAGCAAATTCTTCATCAATGTAATCATACCATTTTTCTTTAAAGTCCTCTGGATATTCTCTCCAGTCAAACACTGTTTTTATTTTACTTAATACTTTAGGATATTCAAACCTAGTCCATTTGTTTTCTTTAAACTTATGAACATTGTTTTGTTTAGGTAAAGCTATTTTAAGATTTTGTATTTCATAAATCTCTCCAATTTGTCCAGTCTTAGATATAACAACCATATCATGGTCAATATTATATCCGTACTCCCATTTTTTATACCTATTCATTCGTTTAAGAATTTTAGGCTTTATATGATCAGGTAATATTTTATATAAATTTTGCTTATACATTATTTAGATCTTCCTTCAGCAAAACCACGAAACGTAGTTTCTTTTTTAACTTCTTTAGGCTTGTCTTCTAATAAGCTCTTCTCTTCTTCAATACGATTAAGTATTTCAAAAGCATCGAATATAGCTAATTTTTTTGTAGCAGCAGCATTTTTAAGTCTGTCAGCTGATATATCATCATCTGAATCTACAATAGCTTCTTTAGCAACTTTAATAAGTTCTTCAACAGCTACGTGCCCAGCTTGGATTATATTCTTTTTCGTTTCCTTGGTATTCATATTCTATAATAATATCATTTGATTTCATACAATAAAGGCGTTGATCACCTACAATAAACTCCCATTCTCTGTTAGCTCTAAAACCTACAAGATCTCCCTCGTTGATTCCTAGCGCTTCTAATGAACTATTACCTATTTTTAATATACCAATATGTTTTTGTTCAATATCAAGCGTTAAATTGTCAATGTCTTTTATAGGTTTTATAAAACACCTTTGACCAATAGCTAACCATTTATCATTTTTTTTATATAGATAAATTTGATCTGGTTTACAAAAATATAAATCTTCTTTGAAATATTGACCACTGTTTCTTTGTTCACCGCGAACATCATACCATCTTCTAAATATATTATGGTGCACCATTATTTCATCTCCAACTTTTAAAATAGTTTTAAACGCTAATGGCACAGAAACTACAATTGCTTCTTTGCTAACCAGTTTGTGATCTTCAATGTTAGTATTTAATACTAAAGTTTTATCACCAACTTTTTTCTCATTATTATATCTTTTGTTTTTTGGAGATATAATAAAGTCATATACACTGTTCATTAATACTCTAAATCGTATTCAACAGAGATAGCCATGTTAGAATTAAACTTCTTCCACGGCATAACCTCGTCGTTTTTTTTAATGTATATATTATAAGAATTATCAGATTCGTCTAAAGTTATGTTATTAATCGTGTGACCACCATAAACTGATTGTCCAACAGAATAATGCATAGCTTCGTTTTTATAGTCCGCGCCTATACTTATCTTCCTTATAATAGAGTTCATTTTACTTTACTTCTTCAGCTTCTACTTCAGGTACAATTTCCTCGTAAGATCCGTCTTGTAAGTTAATGTTAACTTGTCCGTACTTTTCTTCTAATTCTTTTTTAGTTTCGTTTAGAGCTTCGTTAAACTCTTTTAATGCTGCAGAAATTTCAAATTTCTTAGCTTCTAAAGCTCCTAAATCATAAACAACTGTTTGAATTTTTTGTTGTTGTTCTTTGATTGTTTCTAACTCTTTTTCTGTAATTTTTGAATCTTTACTCATTTGATTAAATTTTAATTGTTATTACTTATGATTATTATTACTTATTAATATTTACTTTTACTTTTTGAATATGCTTGTTACTTTTTCACTACTTCGTCCACCAAAATATGCTAAAACTACAGACATCATTACTTTTTCAAAAGTATCATTCCATAATTCATTTATGTGAAAAGGCAATGTTTCTATACTATCTAGTATACCTGCAAAAGAAAATACAACAATGCACCATACTAAAACTAATGGACGCACATTTTTTGACATCCAAGAATCAGACATAGAATCTGCTTCCCATCTTGATGTTATAGCTTCTATTTCTTTATTCTGTTGTTCGTAGATTATTTGTTGTAATTTTATTTTATCATCTATTGAAACATCGGCTTTTGTAATAGCTTCAAGCGCTTCTTTTGGTGAAGTAACACCTTGTAATACGCTACCTAATGTAGGGTTGATTACAGACGCTGCGCCAAACAATAGTTGTCCAACGGTTGTATCTTTAAATTTCTTTTTCATTAATATTTATCGTATGGATCTGTTTTACTGTAAGCTTCTTTTTCCCATGGTAAGTTAGGATTACCCTCTTTCATTTTAGAACGAGGGTAAGTTTTACCTTTCCAATATACGTTATCATCATCGTAATCTAAATCACCACGCTTGATTTGATCAATATGCACTTCTTCATGTTCTACAACACTTTTTTCTGCATCATCAGTTAAGTTAGGTGCTACCAATATAGTACCGTTTTTGTTGCCTTTACCTAAAACACCTTGTTCTAGATCTCTTACGTAAATAGGAGAACTGCTTAGTTCAAATGGTGGTTTAAGTTTAAATGCCATTTATTATTTTTTATATTTGCAACTTGCTTTTTTAATTGGATTTTCAGTGTTAAGATTTATTCTTTCTTGTTTAACTGATTCTCTTGATAATGGAGCCTTAGCAATAGCATCTTTAAAGGACTGATTAGCATCACTAGCCATTATTTTACTTTTTCCTTCAGCTGTAAGTTCTGCTGGAGAATCACTTGAACCATATCTTGACATTCCTTTGTCTTTATACATAGACATACCTTTGTGATCTGCAATATCATTTTCTAAATAGTGCATTCTAGCTTTGCTAGATAATTTTTTATTGTAAGCTTCTTTAGCGTCGTATCTTTCAGCAGATCTCATACCGCTACCGTGTTTGTGTATTGGGTGCATAATTGTTTTTTTTAATATGTTATATAAATGCTGTTAATTTTCCTGCTGTAGTAAGTGTGTTTGGTTGGCCACCAGCAGCAGCAGCACCAACTAATACTTTTTGTACAACAACTGGTAGTACTTCACCAACTGGTACATCTTCAATAAATACTAAATCTCCATCAATAGTTTCTACGTATAAATTACCTGCAACACCAACATATATTTGTGCTCCTGGAGAAGCTATGTCGTTTGCATCGTATATTTTATACGCTGATACAGCTGTACCTCCAGCAAATGGAAATATATTTGCAGAAAGCAATAATGTAGTATTGTTTACAACTTCAACTATAGTAGCTACTAAAGGTGAATTAGTGCTAGAAGCAATTGTAGCAAACATGTTATAAACTACCATACCTCTTGAAACACCTTCATTAAGAATTGATCCATCAGCATTGTAAGTAGTTATAAAATTAGCATTAGCATCAATTAATTGATTAGGAGTACCATCTGGTGTTGTAGCTGTAGAAGCTGCACTAACTCTTACGCTAGGTCCCGGAATATTTATAGTGTCACTAGGAGCTACCGGTATTGCGCTAGTATATGAGCTTGTATTTATTATCATGATTTTATGTTTAATATTTTTTGAACTTTTTTACTTGAATAATCAATACCGCCTCCTGATTCTCCTTGTCTTTCTGAAACTCTAACAGCTCTTTTAATTTTTCTTTGTTTTCTTTTTTCTTCTTTAGTTTTAGGCGCTGTGGTTATGTCTTCATTTTGATCATAATCATATTCATAATTAGACATATCGTCTATTGGTAAAACTTTTTTATCGCTTTTTGTTCTTGTTATTGGATTATCTCCTTTTTGTATATATGCCATAATTATCCTTTTGCTACTTGAGTTATTGGTTGACAACATGCTTCCATAGGAACTGCTGCTAATTTTAGTTTCATACCTCTAGAACCGCTACTTGATCCTTTACCGTGAGGTCTTCCAGCTTGATCTAGTGGTCCGTCCCATATACGAGTTTCACCTACTATACCTACTGAGTTTTTCTTTGAC